AAAAAAACTCTTGCATTACGCAAGAGTAGACACAAACTTTAAACAATCTATCAAATGAGCCTTCGCTCTACTTCGATTGTACGCAATTTATTGACCGATAGCCTACCACGGTCTGAGCCATAAGGAGCGACCCTATAACTTCCGTAGCGGTTTAATGGCTAGGCACGACTGGTTACGTCCAACTTTCACCCGACATTCAGATTAATATTTTAGCACAATATATCTTGTGATTTTTATGCACGATTTGGGCTACTTGTACTTATCTTTAGCGTTATTGGCCGATTTCTCGGCCTCAAGTGCAAAACGGTTTATTTTAGCATTTCTGGCTTGGTTCTTACTGCTACATAAGGCCTTGCCAGATTATTCTCTCACAGAGAGCGTCTATTGTCACCGCCACCGTATGATAATGGTCTAACTACGCACAATCTCCATACTATGTACACCCTCAATCTTCTTTCACATCCAGCGTTAGCTAGTAGGGCTGAATTAAATTTTAATATTTCTATTTTTTATTTTTAGTTGTAGTAATTTACCAGATCGTCCTTATCCCAAACCGAGAGCCAGACTGTGCCGAATTGTCCGAATTCGAAGCTTCGGTAGTAATAGCCACCGTAGTAGCCACCGTCACCAGTGTCGGTGATGTGCACTTCGTCTACTTCAAAGCTAAAGTACATACCTGCCTTGAAGTCCTTGTCTTCGCCATCTGGTACATGGTTTCCGTTTTCATCAACCCAATTCACCAAACTAACAGGGATTCCGTTTTCTGTCCAGTCGAAGCCGACAGGGCACAGGTAATCGCACTTGATTTGGTAAATGTCGTTAACGAGTTGTACGTCATTAGCCAAATAGTAAGCCTTGCTACTTGGTTTGCGTGAACTAGATGGAACTACTGCTGTGTTAGGTAGCGGTTTCTCTGGTGCGTTACCGTTATAGCGCCAAACCTCAATATATGTTGGATTATTGGCGTTGTAGTAGTAATCCCACGGATAAGTGTTAATGGCTTGCCCAGGCGCTCCTTGAGTTGAGTAGTCACAACTGATAAAGTTGACTGAGTCGCGCATTGCTCCGACGTGCCCTCCAGCTCCACCAGATCCAGACATATCTGCACTCCATGCCATCATCACAATATCATTTCGTTGCGCGTTCCAGTCTTCGTTTCGGCTGATACGTATCCAGCCAACTCTTGCCAATTGAGAGCCAAGAGTCACCGTAGATGGTAACCCTTGGATAGCAAATCCATTGTCTTTCAGAGCTTGGGAAATAGTTCCTGAACAGTCGCCCGTGCCGTCTGTGCCATTACGACTGCCTAGCATGGAATAAGTAATAGTTCCTTGACGAGCTTCAAACCAGCTTGCAATATCTGCCATGTGTTTTCTCCTTTAAATTTATTAGTCTTCTTTTGGTTTGTAGTAGTCTAGAGCTTGACGGCTGTCTGTCAAACCTGCTGTAGTCGGGTCATTGACGATACCAACCAATACAAGGAAAGCGAACAAAACATTGATAAAGACTAGAATCTTATCAATGGTAGCTCCGAACTCAAGTTTGATACCGAAGATATCAGCGAACGCTTGGAAGAGCAAGGCAAGAGCTGGTACAAGAGCAAGCCAAAAGTTTTTGTTTTTCAAACGTACAGTCCAGTTAATGTTTTTCATATTATATTTCCTCTTTTCTTATTTTATCGATTGCTAGTGATTAAGGTTTTAAGCTCTCTTACGTCTTCGCTCAATACCTTAACTTGTTCTGCCAAGACCAAAATGGCCTTGTTCTGCTCATCATGATTATCCAAGCGTTTATTGGCCGAAGCCTTAAACTCTCTTAGATTCTCGATATCCTTTTCCATGATGGTATTTCTATTTTCCTGCTTTGTGGCCCGATCCCTCATTGAGAGATACAGGCCTAAAACAGGGATTAGAGATAGCCCCAATTGCAAAATGAATCTTTCGTACTCTGGCATAAGCACCCCTTTCTACTCTTTAGGCATTACCCAAGGAAATGCTGCACCCACGCCAGCAAGATCAAGCGAACCGCCTGTTTTAAACTCAGATACTGATTGACCGTCATAAGTAAAGTCTTTATTAACTTGCACCAATACGCGCTTGCCTTCTCCGAACTTCTCCTCGTGAGAAGCATCTTCGAGGCTGAATACGTCATAAGCGTGATACAGCTTGCCAGTTACTGCTGGATCGATAAGTTCCAAATAGCGCTTGTAAATCGTAGGGTCTGCTGGATTATCTTTGTTAGTCACTGCAGCTAATACCGTGACTTCTGCAAGTCTATTCAGCTTGTCCACCTTTTCATTTTGGCTAGATACTGATTTATCAAGCTCTTTAAAAGCATACGCTGTATAATGCTCTTTAAAAAACTCTTGCTTAATCATTTCCAACAGCTCATTCGCGTCTTTGCGCGTATGGTCGCCATCAAGTGGAAATGCAGCAGTCGCATAGTACGGCTGTTGTTGGTAGATTGTGACAATCGTTTTAATAACGGTTCCGTCAGGGCCATATTGACCTGATGCGTCTTTTACTTCAAATGTCATGCATTTTCCTCCTCAAATTTCTTTTTAGTTTCTTCAAACAGACTCTTCAGCTCTTCGTTGTATTCAACGATAGCTTGCATCTCTTTTAACATTTTTTCGGATTTCTCCAATTCTTCATTCTTAATCATCGCGATCGTCCGAAGTTCAGCAATTTCAACAGATTGCTTGCCAATCTTTGCCGACAGTTCATCGACAATAAGTTGATACGTTTGTTCTTGCATAATTCACACTTTCCTTTTTTAAATTGAGTAGTCAGTCACGTTCTTCCAGCCCGCATGTTCTGCGACTCGTTTGACTAATTGAGCTAGACCATTGAAATAAGCTATAAGACTCTTGTTTCCTTTAATTATTTCAAGGTCTTTACCAACAATACTTATTTGGCCTTTTGATTCTATAGATAATTTTTGTAAGCTATTCAGACTTAAAGTGTTTCTGCCTAAAATACTTGTTCTGTTTCCATACATATAGGCACTTTCTTTTTCTTTGGTAAATATGTCTCCGAAACCCATGCCAGAACCACCAGCTCTACCAGAATTATTTCTCGCTTGAAAATAAGTTTTGGTCACAATGTCAATTCCACTATGTGCTCCTGCTGTTGCTAACGAGATATAAGAGTCGGTTTTATCCAAGAGATTCAGCAAGTCTCTTCTATCCGGAGATTCTTTCCTTAGATTATTCAACATTGTAGGATCTACACCATTTGCGATCAAAAGGCCGGAACCATCACCATTAACAAGGCGCTCACCGCTACTAACCAAGGACCAATTGTTGGTTCTTTTGTTGTAAAAAGTCATCAATGTGTATTTGTTAAATAAGAGTTCGTTCTTCTTAGCGTCAATCACAAACTCGTTGTTTTGGCCAGAAAAAACAGCTCCTCGGATATCAATACCATTGATAGCTCCTGCAGTAATGCTGTTAGCGTTAAGATTAATGATGTTGACCAAGTGAGCATCGAGTGTCCCTGTTCGTATCTTATTGGCTTCTATGCTTTCAATCGCGGCACTCTTGATTGATGCGTTGTCTATCAGCGTTTCGCCTGTGATATGGAATCTTTTACCAACAAATCTAAAGTCACCGTCCGTTAAATTGACTTGCCCAACAATGTCACCAGCTGAATTTAGATGTTTAACAGACCAAGATCCATTAAGCAATGTTTCCATGCTTCGTACAGTTTGATTTGTCTTCTCAGATTGAGTAAACAACCGCTCTAATTTGTTCGGCTCATAATTCGCATTCGGCTCTGTTCCATCGATTACAATAGGCATACTGACTTTAACCGATCCAGTTCCGCCGAAAGTAATCATTAAATCTGGACTGACCTTCTGAGCCGAGTTTAGAACTGATGAAGTCCCGCTGTAAATGTCCCCATTCACTTTTTTACTTAGAGACCAATATGTGTTCGTGCTCCCTCGAAGAGAGATAGCGAAGACACTAGCGTTACCTGTCGTTTCGATTTTAACGGAGTAAGAGAATTGCCTCATATCTTCCGGGAGGTTGTTCAAAGGTATGAATAGCCTTCTTTCGCCAGATTCTTTTATCGTAAAGCATAATTTACTGTAAGGTGATCCATCCACCCGTTCTAAGGTGAAATTTTCCAAAGCCGAAAATCTATCAACTTGATGATTCGCGAGCTCGTAAGGGTCGGTAACTTGGTTAACCGAATTAAAGTTTTTATCTATCGCTTTGCTAACTTCCGTCTGGAACAGGCTATCCGTCAACGTCATCCGAGCAATGTTCTGCTTGATCCCGTCTTCCGTCGTGCCAATGATACGGTCATAGAGCCTTTGTGTCTCAGTGATTGACTGTATCTCTGTCCGCTTGGCATATCCTGACTGCTCTACAGTAGATAAGACTGTATTAATGCCCTTAGCCGTCTCGTCTCTGATTAGCTGGTTCAGCTCTTGTCTCCTCTGTCCGTCTGCGTCAATGTAGCTCTTGACTTCTGCGACAGTCGCTCTAATGCCGTCTAACGTGCGGTCTAATGTGGTTATCTTACCATTTAACCACTCTGCGCCATCTTCGGGAGCTGGTTGCCATTTACGATCGGTTGTGCCCTCGTATAGGTCAAACTCGGTCAGGAATACACCTGACCACTTGTCTGCTCCGTTGTTAGGCCCTCCATTAAAAATATAGAGATAGCCTTCATCAAAATCACCTGTGTTAAATTTAAAGGATTTCTTAACAGCTTCTCTATGGCTAAGGAATGGTATAGTCGTAGGGTTGAATACTAACTCTTCTGATGTGTAGTCCTGTGTCTCGCCTTTCTTTCGCTTACGGATGTAGACCCTTAAGCTCTTTGTGTTTCCTGAATTAAAACCGAAGAAGTTCAGCATGTAGGCTGTATTCTTTTTGAGCAGGAACCTAGGAGATTTCATCCAAGATACACCAGTAAGAGCAAACATGCGCTTCTGACCGTTGAAGTAGAATCCGTGACTCTGGAAGTTAACACTCTGAGTTTCCCAATACTGCAGTCCATCATCCGCCCGTGAATTGCGGATCATATTCGGCCCGCCAGAACCATTTGTCTGAAGCTCTAAAATCGTCTCTCTAATCCCGTCTGTTGTCTGCTTCATTTCGGCCTTGCTGACTGTGTTGCCCAACTGTTGACCAATGCGGACTAGGTTCTCGTCGTTTGTGCGTTGGTAATCCGTGAGCTTATCTCTAGTTGATGTCGCTATATTTCGAGTTGAACGGTTGGCTTCTCGTTGGATTCGAAACTTTCTACCCAAGATTCCGTTATCATCATTATTAGCGTCTGAATAGAGATGGGCATTAATCTTGTCCAGCAACTCTTGGCTATCAATGATTGCGCCAGCTTTGGCAAAGGCTTCGGAGGCTTTGATATCGAGTTGTTGGATATTTTTATTTATCGCTTCAGCCTTGCGGTCAAATTCCGCGTTAAACTTATCACTATCAAACTCGGTCGGTTCAAGTTCCCACTCAGCCCCGTTCCAAAAATAAAGCACTTTTTTGTCTCCGACTGTCAAAAACAATCGGTCGCCTTTTTTTAACGTGCCCTTTGGGATGTCGGCCGGTTTCTTATCTCCGAAATAATTTGTATTCTTTCCGTCGGCAGAAGTAAGAGCTTGTGTAGCCACGTCTAAAGCTCTAGCGCTATTTTCCAGCGAGTCATTTACGGATCTGGAAAGAATGCTCATCTCACCCGAATTTCGCTTAACAGAGCCAATATCATTACATGTTACTTTTCGACTGATTAGTTTACCAGAAACGTCATACTCACTAATGAGCGAAACGATTCTGATTTTCTTTCTCAATCCTAAAGTCTCGTTGACTGCCATGATATAATCACCTGCGCGAGGCTCTGACAACTTATATCCTGCCTTTGTGAGATCTTCCATATCAATAGATATGGAAACTTTATAAGAATTATCAACATTGGTTTTAAGACGTTCTAAAAGCTTACCTGTTTCTTTGTACCGCTCGTCAACAACTGGCTCGGCTTCTATTCGACCGTATATTTGAGCCAGTGGGCTCTCGTATACAGCCTCGTACCTTCCTAAATCGTGGTTTTCTTCATCTTTCCACATGCCCAGCCCACGCTGATAAGTAACAAAACTGTTGATGTCCTTCTCAATTGTAAGCTCGTTCATGTTAAAGTTTTTTCTGACAATGGCAGACTGGTCTGTCCCGATATTCTTCAAAATCCGCACGACATGGCCACTGACAGAAAACTCTAAATTAGCTTGTTTGATAATGTCGTTAAAGAGATTCAATCTTGACTTATTACCGAAATTCTCTTTTCTGATGGACCCGACTTCAACCTCTAGAACATAGCGGTAAGAAGTGCCTTTGAATATAGCGTCTAGGTATGTTCTGATAGGTTTTGAACCTTCCAAGGTTTCATACAATGACATTTTGGACATATCGTAGAAGAATTGATGCACGGCATCAAATTCAACTTCTATCTGTCTTCCAGTGTCGTTAGGTTTGGCATAGATAATCCGATAATATTCATCATCTAATCTCAGTCGCCAGCCTCGATCTATCCCGTGGAGAACCGTTTGGTTTGTATAAATAGTTCCTTTAATTGATAATTCGCCATTCACAGAGCTGGTTGTTGAATATGCTACCTGGGCGTTATATTCATTATTCTTTTCATCTAAAAATGTAATCAAATTATCACCTCCCTACTTATACAGTTCTTTAAAACCAAGAATTCGGATTGTTCCTCTAAAATTAGTTGAATACCTCACTTGTTTCTGAGGATTTGGCCTAATTACAAAATATTCATAATTTGTTCTGTTATTAATGTTTAAATCTGATGTCGCAACACCCTTGTATAGAGTGGATTCCACACCAGATAGCAACAATTTCTGGCCGGCTTGAATAGCCGTTTCTGTGTGGACATAGCTCCATCTCCTGCCATCGATCTCCAAAAAGAAACTATTTTGTGTTGCGCTTGAAGCCAGCTCGATCGTGTAAGGCGTTTCGAGTTGGTTCAATGCTGCCGTACCATTGTATGGAATAGTTCCTCCGCTTAATGTGATATCGGTCGGCTTTGTTTCTCCAAACGGTAGTTCTGCTGTTGCGAGTTCAAACGAAACATCATATTTTAAGCCTGCTTGTGACTTGCCGATGAACGAATACTCAATTTCGTTGTTTATGTGCACTTTGTATCGATATTTCCAAGCAGTGTGAGGAATATCTAAGAGGTTTAAATCTCCGTTTTTTGCTCCTGGCAATTCGAATTCGTACAAATCATCCTGTGTTGGGTGCATTTTGGTTACAAAATAAGGCTCGTCACCATATAACCAACCTGCAAGTTCGTCTTGTTTTTCCATAAAAGCCGAAAGGCTAGCAACAGCCAGCCTACCCGTAACTTTTATAAGTTTCTGACGTAATGTTATTCCATCATGGATATAACCACTGCGCCCCTTCACTGTTCGCCTATCCACCTCAATAGAAGGCGAACTGTCATCAATTGTAATGTTATAGATGCCAAGCTGAGACAGTCTTGTTTCAGCATTAGCATGTGTAATCAATAAATCCATTTAGTTGCCTTTCTATGCGTAGCTAAAGTAATCATCTTTCGCTCTCAAACGCGCTTCTCTTTCTTTAACAGATGTGTAAATCTTATCTCCGACAATTTCATTGTGGATTTCGAATTTAGTATCTGATAATTGAGAGTTTCGAACGTCATCGCTGAGATTTTCGAGTGATGAGCGTAAGCCAGTATTGTTCACGCTTGCCGATGTAGTGATTAAGCTGTCTACTCCATAACGCTGATCAGTAATCGCAGTAGCGTATTGTTTGGCTACTCCATTAATCTTCTTGACCCAATCAGACATACCGTTGTACATCCCCTCACCAGTAAAACTACCGATAGAAGATGTCACTCGAGATGGAGAGTGGATATCCAAAGCAGAGCGCATCACATTCGCGATATTGGAAGCGATTGAGTATGCGAGTGAGTAAAGACTGCCAGCCATTCCTGCCAAACCATTATAGAGGCCTATTCCTGCATAATATCCAACGGTTTGAAGCGATGAACCAAGATGGCTAAACGCTGACACAATTGAGCTACTGGTGCTTTGAGACACGCTAACAGCTCTACTCATTCCACTTTGGATAGCAGATACTACCGCAGACATTCCGGATTGAGTTGCGCTTCTGGCTTTATTAAATGTATTAATAAATGATTGTGCAATCCTATTCCCAGCGCTCGAAGCGACTTGATTAACCTTGTTCAATCCATCCGTTATGGCTTTAGCGATCCCGTTCATCGAGCTTGTAGTGTTTGTTTCAGCTTTCTTAAGGTTGGAAGTAACAATGTTTGCAATACTTGCAGTCTTGGTTTGAGCGACCATTTCTGCTGCTGCTAAATTAGTCGCCGTTACAGCTTGGACTGCAGCAGTATTTATTTGAGCAGCAGTCTGCATCGCATTGTAGTTCGCCTGTACATTTGCAGAAGCTTGTGCAGTTGATGCCGTCGCTCCAGCGTTAACACCTTGAAAGGCTGTGTTAGATACATTTTGCAAAGACTGCATTGTAGTTCCTGCATTAGCATTCAAGGTATTTAGGCTTGTGTCCACGTTGGTCTGCATGGCTTGGGCTTGAGCTGTTGCATTCACTTGAGCTTGAGACATGCTAGTAGATACATTGGTTGCAAGGTTTTGTGCGTTCAAACTTGCGTTAGCAGTCATGTTCTGCATAGTTGCATCAACATTAGTCTGCATGTTCGTAGCTTTATTAAGGGTATCAACGCCCATCAAATCCATGGATGTTCCAACGTTGGCTTGCATCATCTGAGCTTGCATTGTAGCGTTGGTTTGCATGCCTAACATATTATTATTTACGTTAGTCATCATAGTCGCGCTTGAATTTGTGGCATTCAAGCTTAACATACTTATACTTGATTGCACGCCTTCTTTGAGAGCAGAAACATTGTTTTGTGCATTCATGGACATCTCTGATGTTTTAGATGATACAGAATCAGCCATTTCTGATGTTTTAGACTTAACTTTTTCCGCACCTTCATCTGTTTTACCAGTGATCCAATCCCACATGCCTCCGAAGAAATCACCTACGGATTTAGCGACATTACCAATAGCTTCAGGAATTGCTCCAAGCATTGCCTTGCCGAGCTCACCAATGATTTTTCCTCCTGCTTCAACAATCTTAGGTATACCAGTGATTAATCCAAAGACTAATTTAGCTATCAGCTCTACACCACCCATGATTAGTTGAGGAACAGCAGTTGCTAAGCCTTTTATCAACTCTCCGATGATTTGAGCTCCTGATTGAGCGATTTGTGGTAAAGCGTTTATTAATCCAGTCACTAAAGACATGATTAGTTGTATACCGCCCTGGATAATCGCAGGCAAGTTAGACACTATCCCCTGAATAAAGGATGTAATGATTTGAACAGCAATATTTAGAATCGTTGGCAGTGATTGGATAACACCGTTTACAAGGTTTTGTAAAATCTGAATACCATTTTGAATAATCTGTGGCATTTGCTGACCAATGCCCGTCAAGAATGTAGTGACTGCCTGTTGAGCTGCTTGCAAAATCTGTGGAAGGTTGTTTAGGACACCTTGGACAAGATTTGCAAGCAATTCCACACCCATGCCAAGAAGTTGTGGCAGGGCGCTAGCGATAGATTGTACAAAAGTTCCGATGACAGTTATCGCTGAACTAATTAGAGATGTGGCATTTTGACCTACGCCTTGAACCAAACTACCAATCAAATCAACCCCAGCTTGAACTAAGACTGGGAACATAGTCGCAAACGCATTAGCAAATTTTGCTATCAAATCCGCGCCCGAAGCAATCAAAGTGGGGATTTGAGTGGTTATACCTAATACAAGGTTTTGAATGATTTGAGGGCCTTTGGTCGTCACCGTATTTAATAACTGATCTATTTGAGCGCCAAACTGATTGTTGATGATCCCCAAACCAGCAACGACGAGGCCGAGGATTGCAGCAGGGCCGATAGATGCCAAAGCTACACTCATGACCGATGCAATACCTTGTGACATCATGCCAAGTACGCTCACACCTTTGGATGCAGCGCCTCCTAAAACGCCAGGAATGCCACCGATTTTAGCAGAAAACGCTCCGATATATCCTGCAGCATTATTGAACACACCGCCTATGACACCACCGAAACTACTTATTTTGCCACCAAGCCCGCCTAAAAGACCTGTTAACAGCGTCAAACTTTTAGTTGCAGGACTAAATACAAGGAGGCCACCTATCAAACTAAGAATAGGTGCAGCAGATGACATCGTGCTTTTGAATTTTTCCATAGTACCATCTGCTAGCTTGGTCCCGTTGAGAAAATGGTCTAAGACAGGGTTGATAGTAGCCATGGCATCAGTAAATTTCTGAACCGCTTGAGACTGACTGAACTTATCCACTAACTTATCCACATATTTTACAATCGTAGTAAATAGTGGCAAGACAGATTCACCAAGTTTGATCTGTAGCGTTTCAAATGATCCGCTCAAACCTTCAATAGCACCTTTTAAGTTATTCAACTTTTCCGCTGCTACTTCTGCTGCAGTAACCTTGCTGATTTCCGCTTGCATCTTATTAGCGCCATCTGCACCCTCATTCATTGCGATAGTTGCAGCACGAACCGCATCAGTACCGAACAACGTCTTCAATGCTTGTTGTTGCTGTTGCTGTGTTAACCCGCTTAGGCTTTCTTTCAATACCTGAGAAATTTCTGCGAATGAACGGATTTTACCTTCAGCGGTAAAGAATTTATTAGCACCATCTTCTGTGATGATACCTAATTGTTTCATCGCATTATATTGGCCTTTAGTCTGAGGTTGCAAGTTCATCAACATTGTTTTAAGTGATGTACCTGCATCGGAACCTTTAAGACCATTCTGAGCAAACACTGCCAGTGCGTTTGTTGTATCTTTAAACGATAGGCCAAGACCGCTAGCGACTGGCGCAACCATAGAAAGACCGTATTTCAGCTCATGGACATCTGTCGCTGAAGCATTAGCAGCGCCCGCTAATTGGTTTGCAGCATCCACTACGCTCAGATTGTCTCGTTTGAAGGCATTTAAAGCAGTTGAAGCGATTTCTGCAGCTTCTTTCAAGTCAAGTTCCCCAGCTGTAGCCAAGTTCAAAGCGCCTGTTAGACCGCCGTTTAAGATATCCTTGGTAGATACCCCAGCTTTTGATAGTTCTTCAATGGCATCTGCTGCTTCAGTAGCAGAAAATGCTGTATCAGCACCCGCTTTAATCGCCGCATCGTGGAATTGTTTCATCACGTCAGCACTAGAACCAGTAACTGCCTTAATGCTACTCATACGAGCTTCAAAGTCAGCTGATTTAGTAATCGCGCCACCTATTGCGTTCTTGACGAAGTTAAATCCTGCGTATGCTGCGGAAATACCCAAAGCCGTCTTGATAAGATTGCTTGTGGCAGATGCTGCTTGATTTGTGTGATTTACAATGCCCATTAAAGCATTGGTCGCTTTACTCCCTGCCTGTTGAAATGCATTGCCTAATCCGCTAGTAATTTTGCTGGACAAAGAACTAATCTTACCAATTAGTCTACCACCGAGAGAATTACCAACCTGATTCACAAAATTGTTAGCCTTATTAGATACTGCATTAAACGCACTCCCTAATTTTTGACTAATCGCATTGCCTATAGATGAAACTTTGTTTGTGATTGGAGATAGTGCTCCAGAAATTTTAGCCCCAAGACTAGCGAACCCTTGGCCAATTTTATTCAACCCAGCCTGTATGGGTTCGGGTAAACGTTGACCGATATTGGATGCGATACGTTGGATTTCACCAAGAGCAATGTTTAGACCACCTTTAAAACCTTGTCCGATTTTGCTACCAATACCACCAGTATTACTCGCTAATTCATTCATCAGTTGTCCGATTTTTTGAATCATCTGATTAGAGCTATTGACTGCAGCCTTTTGAGCGTCGTCAAAGGCTTTTTTAGTAGTGGCTATAACATCGTTCATAGCTTTTTCGTAGTCTTTAGTATCTGCGCCGATATAGGCAAAAATTGAACCATCGTAAGACATGCATCCACCTCCTTTGCTACTTAATTTCTTTTGGCAAACATCTGGCTAGCTCTCTCAAGCATAGCCACGAATTCACCTTTGTTCTTGATTTCTTGTTTTGTAGGTTTATTAAAAGCTCTTCGAATGGTTTCTTTATCCTTCTTCTTGCTAAGCTTTTTGGCATCCACCTTCTTGGCATTTAGTGCGTAACGCATTTCGATCGCTAAACCAGATAAAGCTTCTCGAAACTCGATTTGTTTGTAATAAAGGCCTTCCTGAATCGCTTCTAACTCCCACTTGTTGCAATTTAAAATTGTTTCTTGGTCTGTAAGGCCAAGTTTAGCGCATTCTGTTAAGACACTACGCTTTCCATCTTTCCAATAATTTCGGAAATCGCTTTGACCTGTGCGATTGCTGTCGGGTCGTTGTCTTTGGCTTGACTCTCTGCCAATTCCTTCCCCAACTTCATGTTTTCGATATATTTCAAAATCTTCTTCTTGAAAAAACCTGATTGTACCATCTCTGTTTCAATTTCTTTAAACAGTTCTTCTTGCGGATCATCTGACTCTGCGTTCTCGAAGTAATCCTCGATTGCTGATAACGCCTCGTCCTCAGTTACCGCCTTTCCTTTTTTGCTCCCGCAAAATTGGATCAAGTCAACAATCCCTTGGTCATCACGGTTCACAATCTTGAAAAAGAGAGCTCCAACTCCGTTTCCTGAAGATTGGCCATTCTCATCCTTTGTTGCCATTTCTTTGTCGATTTTAAACATTAAACGGTAATCAAATTTAATTTCGATGACTTTATTGCCGAGTTTAATTTCCATATATGATTTTTCTCCTTTTATACAAAATAAAAAGGCGACCTATGACAGCCACCTTTCTAAAATTTAGCGTTGGATGTTGTCGTAGTCGCCTGTTGTTTCGCCTGGGTTTTGGTAAGCGTAGATATTGTTCAACACAGCCAATTCTTCAGCAGACAGCGGGAATTTACCATCTTGCAATCGCCCTACAACGCCAGCAGTGTATGAAAGCTGAACAAATTCTTCAACGCCGTCGTTGAATTCGACATCATCAGTGATTTTAGCATATCCAAACTTAGCAGGATAAACATCTTTTTTATTCGGTTCTTCACCGGTTTGTGTCTTGACGCTTTCATCGACAACGACACGCCAAATTTTGATTGACTCTCCTGTCGCTTGTGCATCTAAAATTACTTTTACTGACGGATCCATCGGCGCGAAGTATTGAGTTAATTCGATTGAGTGTTCGTCACTTGATTTCTCAAGCAAACGACCTTGTTGTGTTTGCTCGTCTTGGTATTCTCCGCCAAGCGTTGTAGTTCCGTCTGTTCGGTAAGCAGGCAAGAGAGCTCCATCGCCTTTTTCAGCGTGGATTGATTGAATAAAGTAAAATACTTTCTTACCAACAATAGGTTTAGCTGTAGTAATCTTCACTTGTCCTTTTTCAGCCATTTAGGACCTCCTTGATTAAAGTATAGTTTCGGTCGTTTTAATTACGATATGATAGACCTCTCGACCGATTGAATTGTCCATCAATATACTTGATGTTGTCCGTGTGTTACGGCCTAATAACCGGATAGCTTGAGATTTGATATTTTCTGCATGACCCCTGCTTTTGTTTCCGGGAAGAAATATATCAATTTGAACTGTGTTATCTTCGATTATGAGCCCCGTCTGCGCCGTTTTCGATGTGTCAGATATAATTCCGCCAACGACAAGAAACGGTTCTGCTACAGACGCGTCAGGTAGCTTAAAATGGATTGAGAGACCCAAGGGTTCCAATCGTTTTCTTAAATCTTTTAACAATTTAGTTGTTGGTGAATCCATGGCCACCTACTTTCTAAATATCTTATTCAGATTTTTCATCAATTTAGGATATTCTTCTTTCAATGCCGGTTCCATATACGGTTGGGCCATCATCTTACGAGTTCCAAGTTCGACATAAACAGAATATTCGGCAGGAGATATGACTTTATAACCCAAACGAGAGGCTTTTGAGCTATATATGTTCTCGCTGAGCCACCCTGTGTCCCAAGGAGCCCCTTTCTTAGCAGAACGCTCAACCCTAAGGCTTGACCTATTGAGTTCTTTGTCCACTGCTGAACTAGCTCGTCGTCCTTTATTTTCTGCAGACCTAATAAATTTATCTAGTCCTTTTACCTTATAGCTAAGACTCATAGATAAATCACCGTGCTGTTTCTGTGATGTTTCTTGCCTTTGATGACTCGTCGCTTGCCGTTATAAATGACTTCAGAGAAATCTTGATGAATACCTTGTAAATGCAACTTAAAACTGTCTAGATTGTATTTTCCAAAGATTCCCATCTGTTCATTGTTGGTTAACGTCCCACGCTGGCAAGGCAAAGGTCCGACTTGTTCTGTCGCAACATCGTCTTCAAGCTCGTCTTTAGGAGTGGTTTCTTTAATTAAAATGACTCTGTCATTGTAAATCACATCATTACCTCCTTGCTAGATAAAACGCGCTATTCCTCTGGCTTGCCTTTTTGTAGCTAAAGAAATAAGGGTTTGCTTATCATCTTCAGACAAATAACTGTCTTCCCATGTAAACGCCCTTCCTTCTTCGCTGTCGGACTTAGCGCCTTCAGAATTCAGCTTGTTAAATCGTTTGATAGCCACATCTCGAACGATGTATGCTGCATTGTTTGGAATTTCCGTAATTGATGTTTCAGAGTAGCGATTGACAAAGGCAAGGATGCGCTCAACGCTTTCTTTGATGGTCAAATTCAGCAAGTCATCCTGCGCAGTATCGCTTACCCCTTTTAATAATTTGATTTCTTTCAAAATCTCATTTGTATCAATCGCCGTCATTTACTAACCTCCAGGTACTGGTGCTGGTTTTTCGATAGTAGTCTCTACGACACCTTGAGGGATTTCTGCGAAAAGTACGTTAGCACCAAAGAATACAGATTCATAAGTGAGGTTTTTCAAAGCACGGTCGCGAGCAACTGCAATCAAACCAGTTTCATCTGTAAAGTCCGCGAACAATCCACCTAGGTCTCCAGAAGCTACATTCAAGTTAGCAAACACAAGGTTCTCGATTGCTGTTGTGTAGATTTTACCTTCTGGTACACCGTTCATCACGATGACGTTTTGCATACCCAAGAAATTCTTGAGCAAAGTCATACCGAATACGTTAGAAGCGTCAGCGCCTACACCAGCGTTTCCAAGGTATTCAGCAGCATCAACCGGATTCACAAAAGTAACGATTGGAGATCCTTCAAATTCGTTAAAGGTTGCGATTTTTGCCCATGCTTGAGCAAGTGCACCTTGCAAGCCTTTGCCCTTATTCTTAGTCGGGTTAGCTTTCAAGAAAGTGAAGAATTGTTCTTTGATTCCGTTTTGGATTTCACGCATCAAACGTGTATCGGCTTCTGTGATAGCAATAGACGCTCCATGACGCGCAATTGCTTCTGCAGAGACCAAACGACGTTTTTTGAACCACGCCACTTCATAAGCGTCTGCTTTAGCGCGTACCATTTGAGAAAGTGGAATGTCTTCCCCTTCACCTGGATTTGTCGCGTTTACGTCGGCAGTCCATTTGTAGGTCTGAATTTTGAGATCGCTTGTAAGTTCTTGACGACGGCTAACACCCAAGAGAGTCAGCAAGTCGTTGATATTTTTGGAAAACTTGTTGACAAAATCAATAGACTTAATTTCGCCCAAGTTAGCCATAGTAGTTAGTTTTTGTTCAGCCATATTCTAGCCCTTTCTAAAAAGATTAATATTTTCAGCAATCGCAGCCTGACGTTTGTCAGTGTCTTCAATTGCCATAATTTGTTCTTTCGTGATTCCTGTTGTGGTACCACGACGTGGCGCGCTTTGAACCAGTCGTTCGTTTACGCGCTTTTCAACTTCACTATCAAATACATCACGTAAAGCCGTGATTTTAGCCTTCACTTCTTCGGCAGTTGGAGCAAGCACATGTTCTAAAAACTCTTGTGGCAACCCTTCGTCTGCCAAGAGCGATTGAGTTGCTAGTTTCATTTCACGCTCGGCTATATCCTGTTCGCGCTTTTCCAATTCAGCGATTCGTTTTGCTTCTTCTTCTCTAGCGCGTTCGTCTTTTGTCAACTTGGCCAGTCGTTCACCTTCGCTTTTTGCTTGTTCAAGAGCTGTAGCTTGCTCAGCTTCCCATTTGGTGCGTTCAGCAGCTAACATCTTGCCCACTTCAGCACGGGTAAAAGTACGTCCATGCTTATCGCTATCTGCATTTGACTCTACATCTACTGCTTTCTCGTTCTGAGTGTCGACGGTCTCAGCTTGATCCACAGTCGTAGTAGTTCCGTTGATTTCTTCTGACATAATTGTCCTCCAGCGATTACGTCGCTACTCGATAGTCTCGTTTTACGTCCGGCGACGAAACAGTACAGCTTTTAAAGTCTTCAGCAAAGTTTGGACAACATAAAAACCGCATCGATTTCGATACGGTTTATAATGTTTTATAGTAGTTTATTCCGTTTTTTCAGGCACGGCGTTCTTTTCAATCCAGCTTTTGAAATCATCGAAAGTGTCCATTTTTTTCAAAACTAGATAGTTCTCGATTTTTTCAATAGCCTTCTGAACCGATTTATCATTAAAACAGTAACCATTTATTGATAAATCAAAGATTTTACTACCATTTTCTTTATCAACAATCCATAACTCCTCGCCATGCCAACCACTCTGTGAGTCGTAACATTTCTTCGATTGTATTTCAAGGCCATTATCTTCAATCAAGCCTATCAGCTTTTTGTATTTGTTCATCTCGTTCTTTCCTACTTCTAGCTAGAGCATTTCTAGCACCTTCAAGTAATCCAGCTAATACGATATAGCCAATAGCTAATAAGATAATCAGTATGATAACGCCTGCTGTGATAGATACTAAATTCCAAATAACCATTTTTTCTCCTTTCTGGGCAACAAAAAAGCGCTTAGATTACTATCTAAGCGCAAGATAGGCGGGACCGCCGAATGTCGCCCGCATTTCTCGACCCACTAGCTAAGTGGCGCGTTGGAGGCGGATACTTTTCAA